CGACGGCCAAGAAGTCACATCGAAACTAGGCCCCCACATTGCAGACGCCATACGAGCAAAGGGGGTCCGCAGATGAGCGTAACAACCCTAACAGTCACTATAGCTGGCAGCACCTACAACGTTCTCGGTGGCTCCTTTAAGCTTACATCGAATATCGATGAAACATCATCGTGTAGTTTCACGGTCCGCGATGACAGTAGCGCCTTTGCCTTCCAGAAAGGCCAACAAGTCACCGTTAGCGATACATTACAAGGAACACTCTTTACTGGCTTTGTGAAATCATCGAAGATCACAAAGGTTCCTGGCAACAACACGACACGGTTCCACGCTGTGAGTTGTATCGACAACCATTTCCTTGCCGATAAGAGAACAACCAATAAAGTCTACACAAACCAGTATGCAGGTGTTGTTGTCGCAGGGATGACAAATGATGTCCTGGCCGCAGAAGGTGTCACTGCAAACTATGCTATTAGAGAAGACAATACACAAACAAAGTTTGGACAAGGAACACTAAGTGGAACCGTTGCAACCAGCAACCTTGGCGGCGACCTGGAACTAGCTTCGGCAGGGAGTACCGTCACCATCACGGAGTCTACCACCTCGAACTTTGGAACAGGCACTCTCAACAATGTCACAGCGGCAAGTAATAGTCTAGCACCAACATCATTTAAAGCGCTTAAAATGCAGTGCAAGCAAACAGGACTGGCTATTACTAACTCATACTCCTATATGAAGATATGGCAACCTGCGGGTACTTTTACAGTTGTTTCAACCAGATACCTCTATTATACTATTTGGATTGACCCGACCTCGCCAGAAGCAAAATTTGGCGTCGATATCCTGTTTACCGATGGAACCAAGCTAAGAGACGATTTCGATACTGCGACGGGCAAAGAATTTTCACAAAACAAGCTTTCACCGCATCCAGGGACAGATCTGCAAGGCTATGCAACAGAGGGCGCGTGGTATGGACGAACATTTAGCCTGGAATGGGCTGCTGGTAAGAATATTCAGCACATCATGCTTGTGTGCGAAGGGGACAAGGCTGGAACCTACACCGCGTGGTTTGGTCCTATTATGTACTTGAATGCCGATTTTACGCTAAATCAATACTTCTTCAATACTTCATTGAACGTTAATCCACCACAACAAATGCAGCGGACAGGCTTTGCAAGCACAAGTGTTACCGTTGTCGATGCCTATGATTGTTCCTCTGCTAACCGCGTCTCCGCCTCAAATAGTATTAGCGGGGCAGGCATCCTCAAAGACTCCTTCATTACATGGAAAGAGACACTTCCAGAAAAAACCGATTTAACAGTGGAGTACTCTATTAATGGTGGAAATTCCTACATTGAATGCCAGAACAATGCCGCCCTTCCATCGCTGCCGGCGGGGCTCTCCCTTTCGGGGAAGTCGATACAGTTCCGAGAGACGTTCACACAGTCCAAAGGAGCCTCGCCGGAAAGCAAGCCTATCCTGAGCTATCTTCAACTCGTGATCAGTCCGTCGTACTCAGCAACGAAGAGCGATGTAACCTATAGCGCAACCACAACAACAGAGTGGAATTCAAGTACAACACATACTAATACACAAGCATCTAACAACATTTTGCAGCTTATCGGCTCACAACGGTATTTTGATGATAATCAGTCAAATAATGAAATGTCAGGCATTACACTCTATGGCGGCAGTGCCTCTGGCCCGGGACTGACTAACACATGCCAACACTGGATTGAGGCAAAGTGCTACCGCCTTACCGTTTTTAATAACCTGGAGGCACGCGGGCGCTGCGATTTCGCGGGACAGTTTGCAGATGGTGTGTGTGAATTTGATGTGGACGTGGACAATACAAGCATGGGTGTTGGCTGTGTGTATAGGACGACAAACTGGAGTAACTATGATAATAGACATGCATATATTATTGAAGTGCAAGGCTCAACGTTACGCTTTGGCCGTGGCTCGAATGCGGGCGATGGCAGTGCAGGGTCTTTTACATCGATAGCCACAGCAACTATTCCGTTCACCTCTCAAATGTCGCATCGCTATAAAATAGAATTTACAGGCTCCTCTCATAAAATATCCGTAGATGATATATTATATGTAACCGCTACGGACGGAGCATTTACAGCTGCTGGTTACTTTGGGTTTAGAATCAGAAATTTTGATGTAAATAATGCCTATATTGGTAGGTATGATAACTTTGGGATCGTAAAGAGTTTAACTGGCAACTGGCTAGGCACGAGTACGAGCCTTACAGGGGCGGGGACATACCTTGGTAGTGTCGTAACCTGGAAGGAAGTAAGTCTCGATGAAGATTCAACGGATGTCCTTGTTGAATCTACGATCAACGGCGGGAGCTCTTACCAGACAGTGACCAATGGCGGTGCTATCCCAAACTTAACACCCGGGCAGTCGCTCTCTGGTATCTCTGTGCGGTTCAGAATAACGCTCACCACAGCAACCGCTACGTCTATGCCACAAGTTGAATACTTTGTAGCGAGGATACTCGGAGGATTTTCCAGCACGGGGACACGTATTTCTCCAATTCTCTCCTTAGCCTCCGCTCTTGTGGCTGGTGCTACGGTTGTCAATTGGTCGGCGATCACTCCGACCAACACAACCGTAGTAGTGGCCACATCACCAGATGCTTCAACGTGGACCAATGTCTCCAATGGCGGTAGCATCGCAGGAATCACCGGACAACCACTGGCAACACTAGATACCTTTGCCGCCAATACCAGCGCAAACTACACTGCAACAAATCGCACTGGAGGCGCAGCGGGAACGTGGGTGTGGGATACAACAAACAGCAGATTGACGGTTTCAGGGGGGACGAACGCACTTTTGCTGTATACAAGCATATCCGTGAAGGACATTGATGACACCGTTGATATGTACTTGGCGGACTGTGCGGGCCTTGTTTGGCGTCAAACTGATGCCTCGAACTTTTATGAACTCGATGTCTTTGACAGTGCATCCAATGCTGGTGCAACGAATGTATTGAAGCTCTATAAAGTTGTCGCGAACACGAAGACACAGCTCGGAAGCAATACAGCCATTGTATTCACAAGGAACACACCATATCGCGTCCGTGTCACGATGATAGGCACCGCGATCACTGTATACTTTGACGGCAATTCGGTGCTATCAACAACGGACAGTGCCCTTGCGGGTCCTGGTAAATCGGGATTGATCAAGGTATCCGGTTCCGCTGTATTCTATAATCTCAGAATACAGCCACAAGGTGACAACCTTTCCGGCAAGAATGCTTACACAAGAGTTACACTGACAAGCACGGACCCCACTGTAACGCCGCAACTAACGAATCTTGTTCTCGCGGCGCTGCACCCCAATATCACCTTGGGTGCTCTTATTCCTACGGCTTCATACCTCTTTACATATGTATCGAATAACATGGATGACCTCGCAAAAAAATCAAACACTTACTGGCATATTGATCAGAGCCTCAATATGCTCTTTGCAACCTATCAGTCTGTGCCCGCTCCCTGGGTGCTCACTGACAAGGATATTCTGGTAGACGGGTTGCAAGAATAGCGGAGACCTCTACCGCAATCGACAGACATTGACAGGCGTTGTTGCCATAGGAACCGACAGCGAAACGAAGATTGGCGACGGCACGTCCACGTCGTGGACACTAGGAGGCGTTTTAGTCGCTGCACCTACAATCTATCTTAATGGACAATTGCAGACCGTGGGGATCAAAGGTATCGATAGCGGCAAAAACTTCTATTGTACTCTAAATAGTGCGGTGATTGACCAGGATTCATCGGGACCAGTTTTGCAGAAAACGGACACGCTTTACTTCCCGAGCTACACGTATCAATACCTTACCTCGATCACCATCAATAACACCGGAGGTTTCACAGGCACCGTCTCACAATCTCAGTTTGCAGCACTCTCTGGCGGGACTGGTATTGTTGAAGATGTCGAAGATGTATCAGCACAGGCCCTCGACATTACTGCTGCCACTGCAATGGCCAATGATCTTCTCCAGAGATACGGTGTCATTGGCCGAACCCTCAAATT